CCGCTTGCACCATTGTTCCTCTGATCAATGCGCATGTCCCCATTGATAATTCTATTCTCGTTGGTCCCAGGCCCCGCTGGCCCTTGCGGTCCGGTTGCTCCCGCTGGTCCCGTTGCGCCCTGTGGTCCCGCAGGTCCTTGCGCTCCCGGCTGACCTTGCGTGTTAGTCGCCGGAACCCATTGCGACGAGTTCGGATCTGGGTACCAAAGGTAGGTCTGACCCCCGACGCTATCGAACCACAACGCTCCCCCGACAGGACCAGCAGGAGCGGTATCGCTGATAGTAACTGGCGGCCCACCCGCTGTCCCTGGATGAACGTGATCGGCCCGCGCCCATGTCGTCGCCGTCCCAACCGCCGCCGTGCCATTGGCGAGCGGCAACGTGGTCGAGGCGGCAGGGATCGCCGTGGTCAGCGCGTAAGGAGCAAGCGTCGCCGTCCAATCGGTAATGTCAGTATGAGTGAGATGCACCCAGGCGGCGGATTTACGGGCGTAAGCGGTGCCGTCGTTGGGCGCGTCGGCAATGCCGCCGCCTGCTCCCGGCGGCGTCTGCCAGGACAAAAGACCCGCGCCATTGGTCTGTAGAAATTGCCCGGGCGTACCGCCAGGAAGGATGAACGACCCAGGCCCCTGCAAGGCGAAACTGCCGTTAACCGCCGCACCCGCGTTCATATTGACCGGACCAGCAAAGGCCGCCGCGCCGGTCGCGCGCGTAATGGTCAGCCAATTGCCGAGGAAGGCCCCAGTCGTACTATAAGCAGTAAGACTGAAATTCGATCCAGTATTGTTTAGACCCTCTGTGGTTCCATCGCCCAGCATCATCTGCCAACGCGTGAGCGTCGAGGTCTGTCCGAGAATGGCGCGCTGCTGACCATTCGGAGCGTTGAGAACAAGACTGTTCGCGCCCTGCACGGTCAGAACCTGATTGACCGTCAGCGAGCCGGTAATCGTGCCGCCTGTAGTAGGAATGACTGTCGCCCAGGCATTACTAACTCGCCCATAAGCATTGCCATCATTCGGCGCATCGGTCTGAATTGGAACCGGAGCCCAAGTAGCATTAAAGCGGCCAAAAATCTGACCACTTGGCGCTTCGGGAATATAAGTCTGCGGTAACCGTTCCCACGTTCCCATGTAACGGGAATAGGGGTAATTGTCCATAGGCGCTTCGCCGGGAGGAGCATTGTCTACATATTGCTTGGTTGCTGCGCCCAACGCCTGAACCGGATCGTGGTTCAATAGGATGTTTTCGCCATTCCCAGTAATTTCAAACGGAGAACCGATGTAAGTTCCGGTGCCATCATAATGATCGATAGTAAAATTTGGCGGCGAATCCCCATCATTAAGAGTGATTCCCCAAGCATTCGGCGCTAGAATTACAGCCGGAATATCCCTTATAATAATGCCATTAACTATAGAAGGGCCAGAGTTATTGGCACAAGGAGGAATTTCACTCCACTCATTGGATGGCGGAATGGGATTGGTCCAAGGCGGGCTTGGAGCGGGCGGACTAGGAACCCATTGGTCAGTCACTATCCGAAGCTCCGCGTTCGAGTTCGGGTGACGCGGGAACCAGATGCCTTGGCTTTAGCCCAATCGTTGTTCAGCTTGGTGATGATAGCGTCGGCCATCTGACCAAAGTTACTCGCCGGCCCTTCTTCGCCGACTGCGTGGAATGCCGCGTTGCGCAAACACTCCCAAAGATACATGTTCGGGTACTTTGTATAGACCCAACTGTCTGTGGTGTCATTCAGCGGCGGGACTTCGGCGTAATAGACAATCTGGTACTGAATGCCCTCCACATTGTCCGGCGTTCCGCCAAAATTGATGGTCCGACCAACAATGGTGTAATATCCGAACGCCGCCCAATCACGGAGATTGAAGAACTCATCATTCGACTTGTAGCGAATCGGGGACCATCCATTCGGCGCATATGTCGTCGCGATGCTTACTAGATACATTTCCAGCCAGTCATCAGGAAGCGTGGAACATCTCTGCGTGACCGTGTTGACGGACGGGGTGAGCATCTGGCTGACGCGCAAGTCCGAATTAAACTTCTGCTCAGCAAATGTAACATACGATTGAGTAAGGCCGGGAGTTCCGCTCCAATCGCCGCGATTTGCCCAATCCATAAGCTGATTGGTAAGAGTAGTTAGCTGCATCGGCATCAGAGGTAACCTAACAGCGCTAATATAAGCAAGATCACCAGAATAGTACCGACGCCTCCAAGGCCATAATTACCGTAACCATAGCCATAAGGCAGGCCGAATCGACCGGAACCGCCAAGCAGTGCGAGGACCAGGATCACGACCAGAATAACTACGATGGGGTTGCTCATATCCGCCCCTTCCAGATTCTAAACGGGGCTGCCTCGCTCGAATTGAGGTAGCGCTTCCAGTCATCCTCATCCCAGCCTTGCGCGATTGCTGTCTCATAAACCGTAAGCGGGATGCGAGCCAACAATTTATTAGTTGTGCGCTCGCGATGATTTTCCGCGTCGCGCTTAATGCCCTCTAGAACTTCATCAACATTCTGTTCAGTAATGACGTGGAACCGCGTCGGGTCTTCGGAGTCAGTCATAAGGGTACGACGAACACCGTCATGGTCCCTTATGACTGACTTCCGCTCCACGTCCTTGACTACTTACGCCGTAATGCCATTGAAGAGGATATGCGCGAGACTATTGCGCATCTCAACGCCCCACTCCACGACAATCATCCGATTCTCGGCATCACCGATGCGAGCCATCAGATACTGGCGGAACGCACGGAAGTACGCGACTGCGGCGTAATCAGGGTCGATGAGCAACCCGATGTCCGACGCAACCCAACGAGACGGCAGAGCTTTCACTCTACCGAAATCCGTCGCGAAAATATCGACGGTCGATACAACCTCGGTCTTGCCGACCAAGACTTGAGTGGTGGAACGACCAATAAAGGTCGAAGCTGTCCGCTTCGGCCCTGGAGGCAGAATCCACATCGTGGGCGACGCACCGTTGGTATATGCTTGTTGCATCGCATCGTTCAGCATCGCTTCCGTAAGCTGAACGGGAGTCCCCGGAACCGGGAACGGATCAGTCGAGAGGATCGGAATACCCGTCGTCACAGTTCCCGGCGCAATCGCAGCGGCGGGATTGCCCGATTTGTCAACGGCTCGCGCTACCCAATGGGAGAACCCTTCAGTGACGCGGGCAACAGGGGTCGTCGCGTCCGAACCATCGTTGCGCGGCTGGCGCGAGCATAGCATAACTTCCATGTCCGACTTGAGGACCTTGGCAGCCATTGCCATCTGGTGCGCCATTTCAGAACCTTTGCCTGCCGCATCGGACTCTTCTTGAGTGCCCGAAACAGTGGCATCGCGTTCCGAAATTTGGGTGCAGTTATTGACCCGAACAGTTGGCGTTCCAACCGAGGGCGAAAGTTGAAAGCCTTCGACCTGGGCGTTTGCCGCGTTGACTAGCGGAAGATGTTCGGTCTGCCAATCAAAGATTCGGTTCTTGACGTTGCGCCGCCGAATAGCCGACATAACCGGCGTATCGAACGGATCGATGTTGTAAATGGCGTTCGACAAATCTTCGCGATTTGCCGTCGCCTGATACGTAGTAAAGGCGTTGGTAACTTTGGCCATGTTGATCCCTCATCGGATTATCTTCTCGAAGACCGAGGCCGCATCGTCTAAGCGACCTGATTTAGCCAATCGGCTCTGGGCTTCGTCGATATTCCGGCGTCCCGCGTTCCCTATTCGGGGTGCGGAACCGGGTGTCAACGCTCTGCCTTTTCCGGGGATAACCGCTCTTGGTTTTGCCGCCATCAACCGGTCGTATTTGCTTGCCTTCCGGAGAACACTGAGCATTCGCGAATCGTATACTGTCGCGACCTCTTGTTCCGTGAAACCATGCGACATGGCTGTTCGCCGCATCGAATTGATTTCCTTCCGAAGGGAAGCCTCGTCAGGGATCTTATTGTCCATGACGAACCTCGCGAATTGATCCTTCGCGTAGGTTTCCGTGACGCGGGCTTGTTCTGCTGCCCGCTCTTGCATCGCCGCCGCTCTTTGCTGCCGCAGCGTGTTCAGTTTTTGGTCCACCGCCTCATATTGTTTTCGAAGCATGTGGGCTGATTTAGGGTCTCTTGTGAACTCCTCGTCCCAGTTCGGCTGTTGCGGGATAAGCGTAAGAATTTCCTGCTCCAACGCCGCGTTCTGGTTTATGTAATGGTCACGAGCCTGCGCAACTCTTTGCGCTTCGGCCATGACTGTCTGAGAAGCTTCGTTTACTTTATTCATCCGCTGATGGAACGTCTCGGTGCGGATGTACCCTTCTAACGCTTGCTTTAGGGAAACCTCCATCGGTTTCCCATCTACAACTACCTCATACCTTTCGGTGTCTTGCTCGGCGTCCCCGTCGGGCAACTGCTCCCCGCCCTCGGTCTCCCCGTCGCCGTCTGGAAGTATCCCTTCACCTTGTGACTCGGACTCGTCGTCACCGTCCCCTTGCCTACCCGTTTCACCGAAGTGTCCGTCGTCGGCGGAGGCATCGTCGCGTCCCGCTTCATCGGAGCGAGGACGTTGGCGACCCTGCCTTTCATTTTGGGAGGACGTTTTGCCGGATCGTGTGGAAGTCGATCCATCTTCGAAGGGGTCGCCATTTGCTCTCTCCTCTTGGCGACGCATACGAGCGTCTTCGCCACCATCTCTGGTGTCGCCAAACTCGTCGCCTTCAGTCTGACGCTCGGAGAACAAAGGCTCGGGCCTAGAGCGCGCCTCAGCAAATCGGCCAGCTTGGTCACGGGTTTGGACACGCTCAGTACTTTCGAGAGCGTTTCGAAACGCACCAGCAGCTTGATCAATTCCCTCGGGCATTCTTTAAGGCCATCTTATAATCATTGATGAGGATTGCTAACTCAGTAGCAAGGCCTTCTAGGGCGATAATTCTAGCACACAGCCGCGCGCCTGTCAAGTCCCCGCCACCGTTCTCCAGGAGTTCCTGGAACCATCGTTTCCTAAGCTCCAACGTCGCCCATTGAAATGCCTTATTCTCAAGCAGCGCCTTAGCCAGCTCAGCGCGCTCGCGGATAGGCTCAATATCCGGTTTCTGAGGCGGATCAGGGATGCTCATCCTCCCCAACCCCAGTTCTGATCGCTCCGATCCTGCGCCGCCCTGATATGCGCCATTATGCTGGGATCAGTTGGAATATAATTGGGATCCGACATAGGCGTTGTCGGCAATTTTTGATTAAAAAAGCCAGTCTTTCTCTGCCAATCGACAGCATCGAGATTGAAGGGCATGTAGTAGCCGCTCATGTTGTACGACTGAAAATCTTGATCGTGCGGCCTCGACGCCCATTGAGCCGGTCCCGCCGCCACGCGTCGATCCTCAACATTTTTCGAGCTGGGCATCTGCTGGTAAGCAGGATTGATCTGATCGCCGAGCACCGGTTGCAACGGCGGCCCATTCCACCAATTCTGTAGCCAACCAGGCATAGAGTTTAATGTGAAGCCGGGCATATTTATTCTCCAGCCGTCGGTTTCGCCGCCTCCATCGCTATCCTTTCCCGCTCAATCTGGCCCCTCTGCAACTCTTGGATGTGTTCGAGAGCCAGCTTCTGGCGCTCAATTTCCAGCTTCTGCTGATCATAATCTGCTTTCTGCTCGAGCTGCGCCCGCTGCAGCAGAGCAGTAGCATTGTTCTTGTCCGTCTCGATATGTTGCTGGCCAATTTTCGCGGCAGCGTCCGCCTTGACTTTCTCGTATTGCGCTTTGGAAGCAACCGTCATCGGATCGGGCTCCTTCGGCGCGGATTGCATGGCTTGCAGCGTTTGCGGGTCCGGCATCTTGAAGTATCGGCTCACATTCTTGATGTTGAGCATCTCCAACATGTCCGTAACCGTATTCAACATTTCGGGGATTCCACATATTGGATTATTCAACCCCATCTGACTGACCAACGTCTGCTGATCCTGCTTGATCTGCGTGAGCGCCATCATCCGCGTAACGTCGGTGCCCTTGCCTAGGGTCGGATTAACCTCGACGTTCATCGTCGCGTCGTAAGTGCTCGGATCGAATTGCTGGAAGCTTCCGTTGACTCGGAGAATCCGCGGTGGGTTCGGGTTCTCACAGATTTCACAAAATAGACCCTGGAACAGGTCCTTAAATCCCGTCTCCGCGAGAACCCTAGCCACCAATTCAATGCGTTCCTGAGCGCCGGAGATGATTGCATCAACGCCAATCATGGTCGAAGACTGCAATGCCTTGGGGTCAAGGCCCTTTGCCGCATCGGAGAGGCCAGTTCGTCGCTGCAACACTTCGTTAAGCTGCTGGATAATCGGAAGGACTTGCTGCCCGACGAATGGAGTCTGAGTGTAAGATACGGCGGTTGCCGGATCACCGCGCGTCCGAATGATAGCGCCCAAGTCATCATTCATCGCATCGTCGAGATTCGTCATTAATTCATTGACGGTCATCTTCGGATTGATAGACTCCGCCAGCGAATCCAACATGCCACGGAACATATTTGACTTAATTCGCTGAATATCGAGCGTTAGATCAGCAATACTATCCCCAACGATAGTGTGACTAATAGGATCAACGCTAAAGCAGGCGAACTTAGCGCGGTTTGCAGACTCGTCATTGACGATGTGATGATCTTCACCCATCGTGCAAATATACCTAAGCTGAGTCGAACCGTTGCCTTCACGATCAACCCAAATATACCATTCCCCATACATCACCCCATCGCCAATACGAGTCGACATTCCGCGACCTTCATTACGGAGTTGAGCCTCCATCGTGAAGTTGTGGATATCCTGCGTCTGAATATAGTTGGCGCACATATCGCGGTCATAACCCATCGCGACCAATTCATCGATGTAAACGATGCGCTCGTGGCCAATGATGCGAGAGCGAGACAAGCTCCTCGCGTAACGGTCAAGGCGCATCTCCTCTGGCGGAACGCCCGCTACTTTGATGATCGGTTTCGAAACAGTGAACTCAATAACCACCTGAGGAAAGAGGCCAGTTTGGCGATCAACCGGATCCGCCTGGACAACCCTCGCTCCGGGGGACTCTTGGAGTAACAGTTGAACCTGCATCTGGTTAACGTTGGCAAATGTCTTGTAAGCTGTCTGAACATTGTCATCGGTCCACCACTTCACGAAGCCCGTCTTGACCGTCATCGCGTCTTTGAATGCGCCATAAAGGATCAAGAATCCCGGATTGTCCTGCCAGAACGTATAATTCACGTAGTTGGTAGCCTGTTCGGCGATCGCTAGTTCCTGCTCAGTGCGCGGAATGATTGTAATGACATTCTCCGACGCAGCGAATATGCGGATAAGGGAGGGGAGGATGCTGAGAATCGCATCGCGAACATCGGTGGACACAAACGTCGATTTGTTCAGCGTCGCCGAATTGTAACGGTCATTCAGAATATCGCCGAATGTCAAATTCGGGTCGGTCAGAATGCTCGAAGTCTCTTCCGGGGGCAAGCTCCCGATGCTTGGAAGCATTCCGTAATAATATTTCTGCGCCTCATCGCGATATTTCGCGAGCACGGAGTTCTCATAATCTCTCGTGTCGTTGATCAGCGAATCGATGAATTGCTGATACGAATCGGGATCACCAGGATCGTACTGCGAAGCTGTTCCCTGATCCTTGAAGGTATAGAACAGACGTTCCATACCCCCAGCGGCTTGCTGCGTGTAAGACATGTCGTTATCCTACCATCTGGAACGGCCAGCCATATTTCTGAGCTTGAGGCAGAGCATTAGGAGATGGCCCATAAGGAGTACCTGTCGCGCCCTGCCTATTCATCGAGGGCTGCGGCGAATTATTGAATATATCATCGGGGAGGTTCTGGAACATGCCACCGACGTTGAATCCGCTTCCACCACCTTGCGGATTCGCCGCGAGCGCGCCTCTCGGTTGTTGGGGCTGAGCTTGCTGCGGGAACTGTCCTTGCTGCCCCCAACCAGCGTTCTGGGGTCCGCCGAAATTACCTGCGGTGTAGATCGGAGCATTGCGGGGGCCTTGAGCGCCCCCTCCAACGCCGTACTGAACCAGCGAATAATTGGGGTTAAGGTTGTTCCCGGTGCGGTTCGCGCCTAGGGGGGCGGGAATGCCCGGAGAGGGCGCTCCGCCGACATTCGATGGGTTCGGGCGCGGCGGGCCAGCAACAGGACGCCGGGGAACCATCGTTCCGCCGAATGAGCCTGGGGCCATTCCGGTGTTCATGTTCATCGCAGCGTCAACTGCTCGCGGGTCGCCACCCGCAACGGGGTAACCCCCAGCAGTCGGCGGCGTCACCATTCCCATCTGCATGTTCACATCGGGGCGCGGATCTCCCGAGTTTACGGCGGGAAACATTGACATATCCGACGAATTGCCCGGATAAGCCTGAGCGAGCAGCGCATCAAGCCACGGAGGATTCTGACTGGCCATTTAACTTCTCCACGTCACCGCTTTCACGGCCCACATCTGAGCAGTCTGCGCCTCGGTAATCGCGACCGAATACATGCGTTTCACTTCGGGATTATCCGACTCTTCGCGCGCTTGATGGCAAAGATCAATAAAGAACGCCGCCGCAGCTTTCAGCCCGAGCACCGCATCGTCGCCGCTGGGGTTGAAGGTATATCCGACGGCGCGTTTGCCGAAGCTCATCACCGGCTCATCCATTATATTGTTCCTCTAAGGCGTCGGCGAAGTGGTCCTTGGTGTCGCGCGGAGCTTGAGTATCCGGCGACCAAGTGGAAACTGGTGGAGAGGGTTCTGAAAGCGTCAGCAGGATGAGACGCCCAATCGTGTACAGGTCTGCCGAGACGGGAGCGCTTATAGGCACGTAGAGCAGACATTCCCTTGGTAGTTGTGTCCTTGTTGAACCAGGAAATTCCAAGAATGCCGCGAGTAGCGGCGATTCCGTCCTCGGGAGATGCGAGGGGAGCCGTAATAATAGGCTCGTCGAGAAGCTCTCCGAGTATCTGTCGTCTTGATTGTCCAGTCGCAAGTTCGCGCGCTTCCACGTCATGTGGGAGACAATGCGCCTTATATTGGTATCGAACAGTCCCGCTTGGACCCAGCTTCTTGCTGTTGATAACTCCAGCGTAATGTGATAGAGGCTGCCCGTAGCTCTGGTAGTAATCAATGACATGCACTTCGCGCCCGCATATTTGATAAAACCAGATGCACATGGCGTCGTGAATGCCCAAATCCCACGCAGTAATCACCGGCGAATTAAGGTCCCAGGGCACTTTGTCGATTCGGCCCTCCGCCATCATCTGATTCAGCGTCTCGGCGTAGTAAGATCCCTCAATCGGTGCCTCGAATGAGCAAAGCATCTCACGGGCGAATTCCTCCGGCGACATGTCGGATTGCATCTGCGCCACTTCATGCGGAGCCAGAGCGTCGGTGGCAGTCACCGGAATGATATGAATGTCCCAATCGGGGCTGGACAAATTTTTCTGCATCAAGGCATGAAAATGGTCGTCACCATTGCTAGTTCCGCTAACAATACCGAAGCCGCTATAGTCAGCCAAACACGGCCTGACGACACTGCTAAACACAGCAGGATTAAGGAGAGGAAACTCATCAAGAACAATGCCATCAAAGTATACGCCGCGCATCCTTTCATAAGCAGCTGAACCTCCATATAGCCGAATCGATGCCCCATTCGGGAGCACCGTCATCAAATCCCCCTCATAAAACCGAATATTTGGGATCGGCTCAGCGTAGTGTTTAGCATAACCCCAAACCAAGTCTTTTGTTTGATCGAAACTGGGTCCAACGTAGGCATATCGCGGCGGGGGATCTTTGCGCTGGAGCTTGAGGGAAGCGCGGAGTAGATGGTTATACTCCGCAACGGTTTTGCCTGCGCGTCGGTGAGCGCACACGAATTGGAATCGCTTAGCGGAAGCGTGAAGTGGGCGAAAGTGACTACGCGGAACATACGGAATCTCTATTCGGCGAGGCTCAATAACGTCTGCCAGTTCAGCGTCCATTAGCGCGGCGGAATAAGCATATCGTGACGCGCGGGAACGCAATTGCACCAATCCAGCGGCGGCGAATTAAGCTGGGTCCCGAGGATGTTATGATATTGTCCAAGCTGCTGGTTCTGCGTATTCTGCTGGCTCTGCATGGCGAGCTGTTGCATGGCTTGCGCATATTGTGCATTCTGCAATTGCGCGGTCAATTGCTGTGCTTGAGCAACGTGCGAATCCGGCGGGGGCGGGTCGCAACGCTGAATGGCGGGCGGTGCGGGAACCGCCGAATCGACACGCCATTGCAGCACCCTGTTATATGCCCGCAATTCCTCCATCGCCTCGTCTTGCTGATTCGCGCGGTTCAGCAAGAAATCCCGTTGACGCTGCACTTCGGCCATCATGATCTGGCTTGCCGCGAATACTTCGCGCTGACGTTTCGCCACTTCTCTCCAACTGCGCGCCCGCGCGCGGGCCGAATATAGAGCCCTCCGGAGTTTCCGAATGACTAGAGCGGCGTCCACTGCAGCGAATTCAGCTTTCATTTGCCATCTCTCCCTCGATGATAGATGAATCGTTGTCATCGTTCGACAGCGGGGTTCCGTCGGCCCACTGAATAAGTATGTTACCGCCCTCCGAATTGATATTGATCTGCTTACCGGGGCCGGTGCCGTATCCACGCAATCTGCCAAGACTTGAGGCTACGTATTTCGACATCGAATCACGGCGGGCCGAATCAATGGGGTCCCACAACGCGTCCTTTATATTCTCCTCGGCTTTATCGACCAGCTGTTCCCGCGCTTCATTCTGCTCCGCGAGAAGCCTCGGCGAATTATTGATAAACCGGCGAAGCCGAGAAGGGGCGACCTTGAGGCGAATAGCCGCCTTGGGGATGCTGCCGGACTCAAGCCATAAGGCCGTGCGAACCTCCTCTATGACCAAAGGAAGTGAATCTGGCCGCTCTCCCCACGGTTGCGTAGGTATCGGCTGCAGATCGCTCGGCAATTCGGGCACAGCTCTAATTTTAGCACACACGCGCGTGGCTGTCAAGTCCACAAAGGAGTTCCGGGAACCAGCTGGTATAGCAGTATATGCTGAGATTCGTTCCGAGCGCGACGGGTCCCGCGCAAGTTGCGTGCCAACAACTGCGAATTGTGGGGGGTTTCGCGAATTATGATACGTTATAACATTGCGGGCTCTCCTTGTGGGGGATCTGTTATGTTATAACATTCGGTTAACACTGTACACCCGCGATGCGTTGACAGCGTGCTCGCGCCGTGGTAGAGTGCGTCTGTGGTTGGGACGGCGAGCACAACGCGAGCGCCAACCACAGGAGAACCACCATGGTACGCAAGACACACAAAGGCGGCAACGTGCTCGAAATCGTGCACAGCGCCCCCGCAACCGCACCCGAGCAAGCGCCGGTTGTGCTCGACCCGGTTGAGCCAGTGCATGCACCAGCCCCCAAGACGGTCGTCAAGACCGCGTACAAACATCGCTATCAGGACAAGGCGAAGGCGCGCGGCCTCACCGACAAGGCGAGCAGGCGCGGCAACGGCGATTGGCTGCAACGCGAGTTGCAGGCCGAGACCTGCGACAAGCAGGGCCGGTTCGACCTGGGGCGCTTCGAGGCGATCCTCGACGCGAACGGCGTGGACTACTCGCGCTGGAACCGCACAAGCCACGGCTGGGTTGGCCGGGTGCGAATGAGCGGTTCACTCGTTCTACGCGGCGTGGTCGGCAAGTCGGGCCTATTCCGCACGCCAGAACACACGGTCGACCTGAACAAGATCGCCACCGAGGGCGACGCAGAAGCCGCCGCGTTCCTCGCCAAATGGGCGAACTAATCGCCTGGGCGCTCGCAATAGCGAGCGTCGTTCTCTTCTACGCTAACTGAGAACACTGAATGCCCTGGCGCAAGCTGGGGCGTTCGCGTATGTGTGCGGCGTTCCGCCTGCGCTTCTCCTTATGCTTATCCTTCCGCCTCCGCTCGGCGAGCTGCGCTTATCGATTCGCCTTGTTCTAGAACCGCGCCGAAGAGGGCGAATGAGACTTAGAGGTAGAGGCGGAAATAGAGGCGTAAGCGGAATTAGGCGTGCGGCTGTGGCGATTCGTGCGTGGCTTTTGTTCGGCGTACCTGCGAAGAGATCCCCCCGCGCCGCCCGCCGCCCCCGAAGCTCCCCGCCTTACGATGTTACGACATTGCACCTACCCCTCGATCCCGCGTTCCTACCCCGTACCCCGAAAAAAAGACACACACAAACTTACACGGCGCACTCCTTATTAGCGATACACAGACCGACCTCTACGACCTCCGCCTCCGGTCCCTTCTGTATTCGCTGCGGCAAGCAGGGATTGACAGAGCCGCCCCGCTGTGGTACAATTCACTCACGGCCCGAGCGCCGTACACAACGGAGCGCCTAAATGACAAATAACGACAACTCCAAATTCTTCCCAGCACACACCGAGATGGTACAAGAGACGGTGCAAGAATTAACCGAAGCTGCCATGACTTTCTGGCAATCCGCCGAGGCACCGACAGCGAACGACATGGACATTCTATTCACCGCCCTCGCTGAACACGACCACGGAGCAATCGAGGAGTTATTCGATCGCTTCAAGCTTATCACGCCATGGAAGGAGGACTAAATGACCAAACAAGGCGACAAATTCGGCGACGCGCTGTTGTCTATCATTGACACAGCGGAACAGAACGGCGTTTCCTACGCCGAGATAATTGAACAGCTCGAAAGCTACATCGAAATCGTCAAGGAATGGAAGCAAGAACGAGACGCAAAGGATCAACGATAATGAAGCTCATTGTTCCAGTAGAGATCGAAGTGGACGGCAACGACCACACGATCGAGCAACTAATGCAAGCCGTGGAGTTTTGTTTAAATGACGAAGCGTACCAGGACGCACGCAAATTCGCTGACGCAGAGGAACTGATGCCAGAGCTGGAAATCATCAGCTTGCGCGTTGTCTTCCCGGAACACACAGGGGCACCGAAATGAAAAAGTGGATTGCTTATCTGATGGACAACGACACCGTTGCTTATGGCTTGGGTGACGTCGGAACGGGCGGCACCAAAGAGCAAGCCATAGCGAACCTCCGTTCCATGTGGGAAGCCGGAATCGTGGACGATTCGGTGGATTTGGAACAGGCCTGGAACGAGTCGGTCGAGGATGGCGAGGCCATTCGCGGGTGGGGAACCGACAAGATGCGTCTATTCGCACAGGAGATCACAATATGAGCCGCATCAAACGACACGGTTTATTCACCTGCTGGCGCGCCGATGAAGTTGCCGAATGCCTCGATGGCGTTCCCGATTCGATCTATCGCTTCCTGTGGGAACGCATCGTTCCGCTGCAGGAGCCGATTCACACAAGCGACGGAGAGGCGCGATTTGAAGAACCTACCTTCGATTCGCCGTTGAGCAAGTTCTGGAATAAGCTCCCCGAAGAATACAAGCGACAGCTGAACCGACTAGCCGAACAGCACATGCGCAAATAGACCTTGACACCGTGCGCCCCCTGTGGTAAAATAGCCACAGGGGCGACACACAGGAGTCAAAATGAATCCGTTTGCATCAAAACTTACATTCGCTGCGCGTTGCGCAATCTTCGCTGGGCATTGGCATAAAGCGTATAACTATCCAGAACTAGCGCTCGCATTTGGCGTGAATGAAGAGACGATAGGCAAGATCTGTCGCGCGAATGGTAGGTCGCGTCATTACAAAGACGTATTCAGAGAGTCAAACAACCTGGGCGTCGAACGAATGTGGGACACTTATTCGGAGAAGATTGACATCGAGAAGCGCATCGAAAACGCACGGATGGAACGCGGCACACGCAATCCGCACATTCCTGAGTATTACGTAGACACCGGCCCAGGCACTTACTACCTCAAGAATTCAAAGGGCGTGTTGGTTGCTGCAAAAATTAAGCACGGCTCCGAAATCATGAAGCTCCACCCAAGCGAAGACTACAACGAAAACGATGGCTTCATGTATTGGTCACCTAAATGGAAGCGATGGGCACGCAACACAGACGAGCCGTGGGAAACGATCAACGATGTTCTGCGTTATTTTGCTGCGTTTCCGGATGATCTCGATGACTTGTAAACGGCGTTTACGAAATTCTCGGTAGAATCGAATCTTGACAGAGACCCCGCGCCGTGTTAAAATAGGCGTGTTCACAGGAGACGACAATGACACCCGAACAGGCTGCGCGCAAGATGCGCGCTAAAACCTTCGCCGAGGAGGCGAATACCAATGCATTCGGCTCTCCTCCAAAAGGTTATGAAAGGTTGTGGAAGATACCGCACGAGTTCCAACTAGCCCTTGCTGATATCATGGAGCAAAAAGGAGTAACGCCATACGCGGAAGACGAGATTTCGCTGATCGTATGGAACGTTATTCAATATGGCGCGGAATTCTTCGGCTCCACATTCAACGATTTCATGGAAGAGGTAAATTCATGGGCCGACGATCAAGATGGAGAGCCAAATGGCAAAGGGTGACACATATTCGGTGAGTCGATACAACGGGCAATTCGCTGTTACAAAGTATGACAAGCTCGGTGGCGAGGGAGACGTTTACTTCGTCACTCAAGACTTCAAGGGCGACATGTGCACCTGTTATGCGAGCAATAAGCAAGATTGCCGCCATCGACAAATGGTGCGCATCTTCCAGGACAAAAAGCGTGTCGATTCGGACTGGCGTTTCAACTACGATGAGAAAGTGGAGCCAAAGCGATGGCGGAGTATAAAATCATGAACACTAACGAATTCAGCGTCTACCAGTTCTTCAAGGGAGGCGGGCAGGAAAAGGTCCGCGAATTCGTCTCAGGAGAGGAGGCGGTAAAAGCGTTTCACCACTACACCAGCAATGTCGCAAGCCGCGTGGGCATCACCGAACGCGTCATAATCACAGACGGCGGCGATTGCATAAACATGGAATGGATCCATGGCAAGGGCATCACGTTCCCGCCCGAACTCGCCGTCGATCCGAAAGCCGAGGCCGACATGAAGAAAATCGTCGTCGAGTTCCACACCAAGGAGGACGGCGAGTAGAAAGAAGACTTGACAGGAACCTGCGGTCATGCTAGAATTCGCAGGTTCACACGGAGGCTCTAATGAAAACACTGCACCACACTTATGTCAAGAAGGCCGCCAGAATCGGCGTTCAGCTCACTCTGCAGGACAACCAAATTCGTGCGTTCTGGCCCGAGCGTAACCTAGAGATATTCGCTGCCGATGGCAAGGAAGCTATCGAATTGATGGAACAGGCGCAGAACACGGCTCGCCAAGACGACACAGCCGACCACGCGGCGGTAAGGCTTCAGAAGGAAGTGATGGCCAGATTCATTGAGGATCCGGTTCACACGATCGAGGGCGTTCCCACCAACGGCAAGCAAGCATACCACAAAGGCTACGTCGCAGGCGATTGTCCATTCGCTGAGGACGACCCAAGAGCCGAGCAATGGAACACCGAATGGGACGCTGCCGCCGATGAGCCGATTCCCTCGCCTGAGGAGGAAGAGAAAAAGCCAGCCAGCGTCGTTAAACCGAAGTACCGCGCAATCTACGCGGAACTCGGTCATCCAACCACCTGCGGCGATGAACTGGCAATGAAGATCGACAACCTCGTCAAGAACGCCAAAGGGACGAATATCGAGTACCTTGACGCCATCCTCGCGGCGAACCAAGTCGATATGACCAAATACAATCGAACCAGCCCTGGTTGGCAAGGGCGCTATCGAATGACCGGCAGGAATATGCTGGCCAAGCGAGTTCACGCGAATGGCGGCGTGCTCAAGCTGCCCGACACTACCGAATTGCGAATGAGCGCCGATTGGATGAGTTCACAGCGCTTCCAGAAGTAAGTAGGGATTGACAGCGTGCACGTCCCGTGTTAATGTGGGGCGTGCACGAGCATTGGAGAACCACCGTGAACATGACAGAGAAAGAATGGCAGCAATTCGCCGCCGCTAAGAAGCTCGATCCCGCAACGGGGCAGCGAACCACCGAGCAAGAACCCGAAATGTTGCCCGGAGATGCTTGGAGCGTTCATGAACGATTAGGCATGCACAAGCGCCCGCCCGATCCACCGAAGCACTGGCGATGGAGCGACGAATCGCTAACTTTAGCCACTGTATTCACCGGCATCGCCTACATCGCAATGTTGTGCACCGCAGCATACTTCATCGCAAAACTGTTTGGAGGCTAATGTGAAAACACGCAACTTGTATAGCGAGGCGGTGACAAAAGCCGCTGCTTGTATCATTGCCGTGTCTGATCCCGATAAAGGGATGGAAGCCCTCCAAGATTCATTAACCGAGTTCACGACGGATGTTAAGGCTAAGATAGCCACGACTCTGTTGGAAGCTTTGGCTGATATGAAGAGTCTGTCTACTAAAGAACTGCGCGAAATAGCTAACAGGAAGGACCACTGACATGGAACTAGACAAAGAGTACGTCACGCAACTGGAATTGTTGATTGATAAATTCGATCTCGAATCGGTTATATCCGCGCTGTCTTATATCTGCAGCGAAAAGTCCGTCCACATCTCTGAGAACTGGCAGGATGTGAAGCTCGCCAAGCAATGGATGCGACGCTCCATCGTTCTCGATTCGATCACTAGGTTGCTCGAAGATGGACGATTGGAGGTTTGAGATGGCTGGGTTCACCTACAAGTCATACAACTTCGTAGACAAAGACCCCATCATCGATGAGATTCGCACCGTTTATGAAGATTCGGGCGTGAACTATCAATGGATTCACGAACAATCAGGCGTCTCGAAATCGACGCTCGTTAATTGGTTTAGCGGAACTACCAAACGTCCGCAAGCAGCGTCGATCAACGCGGTTCTGCGGGCGCTTGGCTACAAGCTTGGTGTGGTCCCGCATTCAGAGCCGGTGCAAGTTCGGCCAGCGATGGAGCAGCCGAGTGTAAGGCACGTCGTGCAAATGGCAAGGTACAAGAGAGGCAAGAATGGCTAAGATAGAAATGAAAATTAGAATAACGTCTGAAGAGTTCATGAAGATGATAGCTCGTTATCTCCCGTTCGAGATTGTTTCAGCGGGGGAGTTGATAGAAACGCCGCCGCCTCCTGCCATTTTCGCTGAGAGGCTCAAGAAAGTTAAGTTTGATGGCGTCGCTAAATCACGCAAGATACAACCGACGAGAGGATTTGACCTCACCAAGGGCATGAACGCTGTCGTCATAGGAGTTCTAGCCGACGGCAAAACTCACACGACCGCCGAATTAATCGAAGCGCTGGCCAAAAATAACTATGCCAAGGCATCCATTAATTCGCTGGTCATGCGGCTCGAGAAATTTGGGTTCATTCAGCGGGTGAAAACCGGACATTGGAAGAGGATAGAGCATGCATTATCGAACCCCCAAGAAGCCAGTTGAGCCGAGGCATTTGCTGGCTGCTGAGATCATGCGGCAACAAATTAGGTTAAAGTTGGCTGACATAGAATTGATAGCTTACTTGATGACGTTCTTCACCGACGTCGATTTGAAGTTAATCTTGGAGGAGATGCGTTCTAGAACGTAAGAAGGTAGACTTGACAGGCGCACGCGGGTGTGCTAAGATGGTCCTACGCCGTGAGGCGTGCTCTGTGTCCTTGGAGCTTGAGGCGGGCAGGGGAGTCACAACCCGACGGGGTTCCCCGGTCCGCCTCTACAAGGGCGGCCCAAGGACACAAAAATGGAACCACCTGCCCTATTATCAGCCGACGAATGGTCCGCTGTCAATACTCAAAGGGCGATAACAACCTCAGTAAATCGCGAAATAGTCAAGGTGGGGGCTGTCTACCTCCGCTCGACAAGCAAGATTCCAGTCAATGACAACTGGTCGGCGAGTAAGTATCTCGACACCAACTTGCAGGATTGGATTGACAATGAGCTATTCAAGTGGAATAACGTCGGGTTCAACCTGCAGCAAGGCTGGGTTGACATCGACATTGACGGTGATGATTCGGACTACAACAAGTGCATCCATCAAGCCATGCAACACGTAGGCGTCGATTGCCGATTGGCATTTGGTAGACGGAGTGTCGGAGCGCCGTGTCACTTCCTTGTCCAACTCCCGGAAGAGGAAGCGCGCTCGTTCGAAGACTTCAAGCGATTTGAGCCGAAGCCAGTACGAATTAAGAATCAAAAGTTCTATACTGAAATTCGATCTGGGGACAATCAATCCGCAGATGCAAAGCAGACTGTTGTTCCTGGCTCTATCTATGTTGAGGGAAGTCGAGCTGATATTTCGGTATGGTGGAACGGACAAGGAAGCGTCGCTAAGTCTCTTAATGAGCTTACGCAGACAACTCCAAGAAGCGTTAATTTTGATTGGCTCGTTCGAGCAATCGCTTTCGGCACCATCCTCTACCTCATCAAGCCTCAATGGGTCGCCGGAACCCGACAGCAAACCGCCCTCCAATTCAACGGATGGCTCGCTCGCGTAGTCGATGAAAGCTACGCTATGAATAACAGCGAGCAGCTGTCTCAG